CAAAGCCGCCTGCATTGTGGGCGAATAGGTAGGCGACGTAGGTGGTGCCACTACCATTGGTTGCTACAGAGCTAGCAACATCAAATGTGGTTGTTGTTGGGTTATATACATACGGATATACGCTTTGAGCTCCTGTGCTGTTTAGCAACAAATATCCATTCGTGCTTAATGATCTGTGGTAAACGAACCAGTCCTGCCCTGCGACGCTGGTTGCTTTAACAATTATACAGCCCGGCAACGAACCAAGATTATGAGCTATTGACCGACCAGCAACACCATTTCCAACCCACGTACAAATCTCAAAAAACTTCGGCTGCTTGCGGAATGTCCAAGAGCAGTAGGTGTATGCTGACTTGTTTACCGTCCACGAAGCAGCATCGGCTCCCAAGCTGTAGCCTGTCGAATTAAAAGATGTTATCGCGTCATTAAACCCTGATCCTTCAGCGCCTGAGTTTATATATAGTAATTTACCAACACCCCTAGCTGTATCGATTAGTCCGTGATTAATCACATTACTTCTTGATTTCGTCCAAACCAACCCACCTTCACCCGCCAGATCAATCCCATTGGTGATCGTCTGCGTGGAGCCGTTGCCCGTGTACAGATACGTCGAGAACACGTCTTCGATGAACGGTGGCTGCAATCCAGCAGTCGGCCACACACCTTGCTGCTTGTACTGCAATTGCTGCTCCAGCGTCCAGATGCCCGGAGCAGCGCCAGTGTCATACGGACCTGTCGGCGTTGCAGGGGACTTGGTGATGATGCCGCCGGGGTATCTGCTGCTCACGGTGCTACCTCTTGATGGCTATCGCTGCCGCTGTATTTCTTAACTATGTTAACTATACGGGTATCATCTTCCAAAGCCATAATCTCGTGCGGCTCGTTTGGGCGGAAATCCAAAATGCCCCCCGCCGACGCCTCAATCTCCCAATCGTGGGAGTAAGCTTTTACACGGCCGCGAGAAACAATGGTTATGTGAACGTCGTCTGGCCCGTGAGTGTGCTTGGGCAAGATGTCACCCGCAAACTCAAAGCTGAAAATTGTACCCCGGATGTCTCCGACGTTTAGCAGCTTATGCGATAACATCAGGCACCGCTCCGCTATAGCCGGAAAGAAAATCAAAAGGAACTTGGGCTTTTTGACGTGCTTCAATTTCTTCTGGGCTCAGTGCCCGCACCACCCAAGTCATTATCCAGCCGGAACCTGCCTGTTGTGGCGGCCCCTCATAAACACACTGGCACAGTTGGTCAAATTTAGGTGGCGGCACCAATGCAACCGGCGCATATGTCGGCGGGCACGGGAACGTGTCCCCTGTTTGATAATCGGATATATCTGGATACTCAAGGCGGATGTCGCCCTCGTGGCGAGGATATTCGCCCGTTGAAAGTTTGATATAGGCGCTCATGCTAAACTCGTCGTTGCAGTGGTTGAACTTGAAGCTGAGTCTACATAAGTAGTATCGGTTGCCGTGAAAGATGGGGTTGCTACTGTTGGGTCTGCCTGAAAGTAACTATCCGCAGTAAAATCAGAACTAGTAAGGCTAGAAGCCGCATAAACCCAATTAAACCCGCTTAAAGAATAGGTTCCTGTTTTTGAACCATCTTCTGGCAATTTAGCTACAAAAACTCTAGTTTCGGAAGTAGAGGAATTAAAAACAGAAGTTGCAAAAACGGGGCTTGTTGCGCTCATTCTTGCAGAAGTAAAAGTTCCTGCCGTTGTAAAACTTGCATTCGTTATCTTGCGTTGCCATTGAAGCGTCCCAGAGCTGTTATATTTTGCCATAAAAAAATCATACGCAAAAAGATAATTTCCAGTAACATATACGTTTGAGTTCGCATCAATTGTTATTGCAGTTTCGTTAGAAGCAACGGGGGTCCCGCCGCTCCCAAGGAGTCGGTTCCATTGCCTAGAGCCGGAAGAGTCATATTTAGCAATAACCATATAAACCGTGCCAGCTAGAGACCCAGTTCCAACGACATATACATTAGACCCAGTAGAGTCTACGACGACATTGTTAAAAGCAGTTGCGCCATTTACTTGTATAGCCTGCTGCCATTGAAAAACTCCTGACGTGTCTAGCTTTATAAGAACCCCCTTAGCAGTGCTGGTAGCGTTACTGCTGGCTATATAAACATTTCCAACAGAGTCTGCCGCTATTGCGGAGCTGGTAAGTATATTGTTGGTTAGCCTTTTAGTCCATTGAATAGCCCCAGACGAGTTAAACTTTGAAACATTTATCCCGTACAAACAGTTACTAAATATGCCAATGGCGGTGTAAACATTACCAGAAGCATCAGAACAAACTCTTGCAGATGTAGTTGTACTGGGGCAGCACCCACTACCCATAGAAATATTTTTCTGCCAAATATATGCACCTGTTGAGCTATTAACTTTCTGCACTTGCAGTGCAGCAGTTCCCGAACGAGCAGCAACAAGAATTTCGTTAGAGCTATTAACAAACAGCCCGCTGTTAGAATTTCCGCTGTCGTAACGCCGTTGCCATTGAATTACTCCTGCAACGCTGTAACCTGCAATCCTTGCAAACCCATCATTGTTATATGTTGTTACAAACAAAGAACCCGAGCTTGTGGATGTTGCAAGGTCTCTGTGATTGTTTGGGTAGAAGTTCAGCAAAAAATCAAACGGCTGCGCAGGCCACTGTCCAGCTGCAATTGCCACCATCTGCTGATTAAGCGTCCAAACGCCGGTAGCCGAGGACGTGCTTGTCGTCGGCGCAGTCGCGCTTATCACGCCGCCCTTGTATCGTCTGGACATGCTGGCTCCTTACGAGCTGATAACTTCGTAGCTGATCGTGTAGGTGATGCCCGACGCTGTGCCGCTGGTGACGGTGATCGACGTGCCTTCCATCAGGTAGATGGCGGTCGTCTTGTCCACAACAATCAGCGAGGCATCAGCCGGAACAGAGACTGTCGAGACAATTGGGTATGCCGTGCCGCCTGAAGGAGCCGAGCCCTGTGCAACAGCTCCGTTGCTGTAGATCGACACCGTAGTGTCCACCGCAGCCGTGCCGTTGACGTTGGCCGCGACGATCTGGTTGATCTTGAAGACCGTGCCAGACGCGGCAGCATTAGGCAGCAGGACGACGGCTGATGTGCCACTGGGTGTTAGGTAGGTGGTCGTGCCGAGTATGGATGTTACGGCTGCAATATTCGGGTTGGCCATCGTGTTCTCCTACAGTCCGTAGAGTATTGCGAACTTTATCGCAGTTGCGTTTGAAACACTACCAGTTGGTCCGGTAGGTCCGGTTCCGCCAGTTGGGCCGGTTGGCCCCGCGACAGAAGAATTAGCTCCAGTCGGCCCGGTCGGGCCTATATCACCCGTGGGCCCGGTGGGGCCAGCAACAGTAGACGCTGCACCGGTGTTCCCGGTAGGCCCAGTTGGACCCGTAGGGCCCGCAACTGAAGACGCGGCGCCTGTCGGTCCCGTAGGCCCAATGTCCCCGGTCGGGCCTGTTGGCCCCGCCACAGAAGAATTAGCACCTGTCGGGCCCGTAGGCCCCGTGCTACCCGTAGGCCCCGCGACAGCAGAAGCCGCCCCAGTTGGCCCAGTTGGCCCTGTATCGCCGGTTGGGCCCGTAGGGCCCGCAATTACAGAAGCTGCGCCCGTTGCCCCAGTAGGCCCGGTGCTGCCCGTCGGGCCTGTAGGGCCAGCGACAGACGAAGCGGCGCCTGTAGGCCCAGTGGGCCCAGTGCCGCCAGTTGGCCCTGTTGGGCCGACAACAGACGAAGCAGCGCCAGTCGGTCCTGTGGCTCCAGTAGGGCCAGTAGACCCTACCGCCCCAGTGGGGCCTATAAGGCCAGCAGAGCCCGTAGGCCCAGTTGCACCCATCGGACCCGTAGGCCCAATGTACTGCAAGAACTGGCCAAAGGTGGCGCGCTTGGTAATGCCGCCTTGGACGATGATCGTCGTGTCCGTCCCCGTCGGGGCATTGGCCAGAGGAAGGTTGGTGATTGAGACCGGAACTAGGTTGCTCGGGACGGTGCTCATGGGACTAGATACTCCCCGCCTTCTTCAACGATGATAAAGTAGTCGTCGCTCTCCGTAACCAACCCACCGGGGTCCGTGGTTACAGGGATATCTGGACGTGGGAAGTTCAAAGTAATCTGCTCAGGCTGACGAGCGGCCAGCCTGTACGGGTCGAACTGATCCATATCCATCTCGCAAACACGCAAGCCGGGATAATTAGGATCTGGCATCAAATCATCAAGCGACATCTTCCTCTGGCATCGGGCGCAGATCCCAATGCCGAAAGTGGATTTCCCCCGAGGATCTAAAAAGATGCTCATTTGGTGTACGGACTTATGTTGGGCGCGAAGTAGATCGGCGAATTGTCTCGCTCTTCTGCCTGCGCCAAGGCCAAGGCTTCATCAGCCGTACCCTTAATATACGACAAGAATGCCGGCTGCACATCAGGCAATTCTTGCGAGAGGCGCCAAGACAATTGCCAAACGATAGCCTCATACCACCTTTGTGGTATATCAAGGGTCTCGGTCATGCTGCCAACATCCATGATGTAGCGCTCACGCCAGATGATGAACTGACCAAACATCGAGGTCTGATCCGTCACCGGCCAGATGTGCATGATTGGGATGTCCCGCTGGCGGTCAAACCAATATTGCAAAGGACGCCCAGGGAAATACTTGTTCGGCAGGTTTGTGTAGTCGTCTCGATTAAGGCGCGCCAACGGAATTTCTGTCGGGTTGTTGCCAATATAGAACTCAACGACATTCAGCGTGCCGCCGCCGGTCTCACGCATGCGGAAATAGTTCCACGTCGATGCAACCTCGGCGTCATACCACTGCCAGCGATTGGCAACATATGTTGTAGCACCCGGTGCTATAACCTCAGTCCATGTCAGAAGATCGTTCGAACCTTCAAACTTAATGTTGAAGGATCCAGACGTCGCCATCATCACGCCGACTGTCGTGACAATAGTCCCGTTGCTGGAGCTGCTGCCATAGTCAACATATATGTTACCGTTGGCTGATGTCTGCGCACATGACGTGTTCAATTCACCGTCAAAGGCATAGTTAACGATGCCACCGGCAGAGGAATATTGAGCGACGCCGTTTTGCCGAAACAACCAGCGATAGTTGGCGTTCAAGATATCGACGGTGCCATTCGGCGTCGGGATTTCCTGCTGGCCAAGATAAAGAGGTAGAATTTGCTTCTCAATGCACCAGAGAGGGAAGCCCTGATTGGCGAGAGACGACAACATCAAGTAGAGGTTGTCGTTGGCCGTGTCGATCATCTCTGAAGTGATTTGCTCAGGGACCATACGGCAACGCCGGAAGGCGTGATCAATCACCTTCCGGGTTTGGAATACGGTCGTCGATACGGTTCCTGATACAGCCATGTCAGCACTTGCTCATTGAGGTCTTGCCGCCACGCTTCATCATTGCCGGGGAGGACTCCGGCCGAGCTGCCGTCGCAGCTTTCGCCATGGCAGATCGAATAGCACTGACGTCAGGCTTGCCGGGGCGCGCTTTGTTTACGCCTACGCCACGGCTACCCATCGGCGCTGCCATAGGCACCTTGGCGCCCATGGAAGGCGGAGCAATCATCGGAGCACGCGAGCCGACAGGAACGCCGCGAGCCTGCTTCAACGACATGCCGCGAGGAGCCATGCCCATCTCCTGCAACGGCGATCGGGCAGCCATTCCGCCATTCATCATTTTCTTCTCGGCCATGCCGCCGTCGGCCTTCTTCAGGGCCGCAGGCTTAATCATCTCCTTGACCAGCTTGCGGTCCATTTCAACATCTTCATGCTTCATGGCTCCGCCCTTTTTCATGGCGGGCTTCTTGGTCTGCTCCATCTCGCGGTAATAGTCAGCGTCCCTAGACTGCTTGACCTTGCCTTTTTTAATGTCCTTGACGGGCACGGATGTGTCCTTGCCGCCGTCAATGTATTCAATGCCGCCCTTGGCCTTCTTTGACTTGCCAGCCTCGCTAAGTGCAATGGCCATTGCCTGCTTGGGGTTCGTGACCTCTGGGCCCTTCTTTGAGCCGGAGTGCAGCTTGCCCTCGCCAAATTCGTGCATAACCTTGGCAACCTTGCCGCCGCTCTTGTAGCCGCGCTCCAAGCGAGCACGCTCCTCAGCATCAAGGATGTCTGACGCCTCGACGTTGGTGCCGGGGATGTACCTCTTGGGCGGCGCCTTCTTCTTGGCCTCTGGCTTCTTCTTGCCGTAGGTGCCGCTCTGGATCGGAGACCTTTTCTCCAGCTCAGACATATACTCATCCATGTCTGAATAGCCGCCTTCAGCCTTCTTCATCGGGCCCTTCTTGGGCATGCCGACGCCGATAAGCAAAACCATTTCCTTACCCTTCGGCGCCTTTGCTTCGCCGCCCTTGGCGTACATCTGGCCAGTCACCTTGGTCGCGCTGTCTGTAAAACCAGCGGCAGACGGAAACTCAAAGTCTTTTACGTAACGGATAGCCATGTCATTTCTCCCTGCGGAAGCCGAGGATGGGTGGATTAGACTTGCAAAGAGCAGAGCTAGAAGCCCAGCCTTTAAGGTCACAGTCCCTTTGTCCTATATGAACGAACCTTCTCCGCAATCTTCTTAGGTTGCGGCACGAATTGTTGACCAGACTTCTTGCCAGCTCTCTTTGCGCGTGTCGTAGCGGCATATTCCGCAGGAGACAGCGCCTCAATAGCAGCAGAAGGTAAATAACGCTCACCAGTTTCGGATGATGGCTTGCCTGACTTTGTCCGCCAGTTTTGCTCACCCCAAGATTGTAAGGATTTCTGAGGATCTTTCATTTATAACCCCCGCCCTTTTCCTTGTACCGTTTTGCCAGCAATTGAGCTTTACGAGCAGACCATTGGCCCGCCCCAGTGCCCTGCACGCTCGCAGACTTAATCTGGTTGAACAAAGCCTTCCTCATGGTTGGCTTTGTGTAATTACCGGCGGCGTTGACTGTAGACTTTGAAGCCCCGCCACGGGCATATCCATTCACACCCTCAGAGCCAGACAAGCTAAAACCTGCCTCAGCAGGGAAAGAAAACTCGCCGTAGACTGGGCCCTTTGCCATCAGTTGCAATCCCACTTACGAAGCGACAATGCCTTCCGGGTCGGTCGGCCTTTGTCGTCTTTCATCGGGCCAGGCATCCCAGACATGCGGGCGCAAAAGGACTTACGGCGGTTGGCTGCAACTTCACTGCGCGCGGCTTGTTTCGCGCTCACGGGAGGCTTGATGTCGTGGCCTTCGGCGCGCAGAGACGCGCGCCCTTTGGCATTCAGGCCGCCTGTAGGATCCTTGCCTTCGGCTCGTGTCCATGCACCGCCAGTTTTGTAGACTGGGGTCGCTCCACCCTTAGCCATACGCAAGCGGACCATAAGATCACCCGTAGGTTTTGATGCACTCAAGAACGATGGTGTACATATCGCCTGCACTCGCGTCCGAAGTAGTAAACAACACGTCGCCAGTCACCCCGGTTCCAGCGTTGTTGGGGATACCGCCGAAAGACGATAAGTCCATCAGATAGTTTGTGTTCTGCGGAACCATCCAAGCGAACACGTCAGTAGTGGCATCCCAAAGGATGCGAACTTCCATGCCGTGAGTTGTTGCGTAGATCTTGTTCAGCTTCACGCCATTGCAGGCAACCCCAAAGGCGTTTGGATTTAATGCCGAAACGTCTACTTTGACGACAGCCGTCTCACCAGTACCGTCAGAGATGTTGGTGAACTTCTGGATGACGAGACGCTCGCCATCAAGAATTGTCTGTGATGCTACAGTGTCAGCCATGTGGCCCTCCTAAAGGAAAGTAAGGGGAGCCGAAGCTCCCCAGCTTATTAGGCGGGGGTAACGCCGACAGCGCCGGTCTGCGTTGCGTTCGGGCCAGCCTGCAAGCCCGTAAGGCCGAGGGCAAGCACAAGGCGACGAGATCCGTCAGCCGCGCTGGACGGGGCGTAGGTGCCACGCACGTCGTTGGTGGTAGCTGTTGCGGGCGACGTGGTGTCGGCCGCCGCAAACGTACCGGCGTCGTTAGCCACAGCGCCAGCCCAGCCGGTACGGAGGAGATAGCCAGCGTCGGTAACGCGGTAGGGGAGGCCGAATACGTCTTCATTGCCAACCGTCAGGTCGCCGGTAAGAAGCGCGCTTACAGCAGCAGCCGTAATGGTCTTGAAAGACTTCTGACCGGCGACAAGCGTGGTCCCGTTCAGCGCGATCGTCTCAGTCTGAGTTTGACCCCAATAATCAGTGCCGGTGACTGTGACCGTCTGCGTCGTGTCGCCAGCGTTCGTGCTGTCCACGTTGACTGTGCGGGCGTAGTCAAAGGTGGCAACGCCGCCGGTGGCAGATGCGCCATTGATGGTCGCATTACCAGCAGCCGCAACAGCCTGCGCCGCGCAAACGGCGGTGGCGGACTTGGCGGCCGGAACGATGTCGAAGATGTAAACGCGGCCGAGGGGGCCAACGCCGGCGAATACGGCGCCAGGGCCAGCATAAGAGTTAAGCTGCGGGCCGGTAGCAACGCCGATCCAAAGATCGTCTGAAAACTGTGTCATGGGGTCTGCTCCTTGAAAAGTTTGACCGTGGATAGTTTCACATAAAACAAAGGGGCGGTCCAGCCGCCCCTTTGCCTTTTTGAGAGTTAACTCAAACGCCCGGCGTTCCGAACACGCCGCGCGGGTCGGTCCAGCCGAACGTATAACGCTCGGTGGCCTTAAAGCGCATGCTGTCGGTTTCAAAGTCGCCTTCCATGCTCTTTTCGAGCGGACGACGCATCATCAACTTCAGACCTTCCGGGGCATCGGTCTCAATCCACCAAGCGGTGGTCGAGGTCAGACGCGACAGGTTAGCCTGGCCGCCGTCGAGGAGGCCCATCGACTTGACCGGGTTGATGTCGTTGTTCGCGGTGCCGGTGCGCAGAACGCTCTTGAGGAGCACTTCAGCCTGGAACACGTTGGACGGAGACACAACCAGCTTCGTCGGGGTCAGACGGATACGCTTGCCGTTGTTGTCAACAGCGTTGCGGACCTGAATGAGGATCTGCTCAAGCGAGGTCTGCGACAGCGCGGCGGCCGTCGAGAGCTGGTTCGAGAAGGTTCCCGTGACGATTGGATGATCGGTAGCGACAAGAGACTTGCCGTCACCACCCGGATACGCACCGTTAAAGGCGCGGTTCAGGATGTTGGCGCCCAGCGTCTCCTTCGTCTCGACCAGCGACTGAGCCAAGTGCTTGGCATAGGTCTGGCCGATGCGGATGTGGTCGCCGTCTTCCACCAAGACTTTCGTCAGGGCGAAGGCGAGACCATATACGCGGTAGAGGTAACGCTGAATGAACAGCACGCCGCCGGACTGGTAGGTAACGGCGGTGCCATCGGGCAGCTCGGGAGC